CCAGACCGCGGGCCACATCATGTTGATGACGGTGCTCTCGATGGTGGCGGCGAGCACGGCAATTGCGGGCTCGATGTAGCGGGCCGAGAAGTCGTCGATGCTCAGGGTGAGTTCGGAGGACGCGAACGAGAAGTCGACGTGGTGCTGGTTGACGATGGGCAGGGATACCTGGTTCTCCACCGTGTTCTGCAGCGAGAGGTTCGGGCCGGTGGAGGTGACGTATTGCACCGGCAGGCGGATGCGCAGCGTGGAACCGATTTTGGCGCCGGCGTTGGCGAAGCTGTCGTCGTATTCGCGGTTGATCGAGCCGACGAAATTGCACCTCTGGTGGAGGATCTGCAGCGCTTTGGCTGTGATCATCGAGATTGTCAACAAGGTATTGGTTGCGGGCACAATGGCCTCCCATGGCAACGGAATGAGGGAAGGCGCCCGCGAGAAGCAGGCGCCGGTTCAAGCCGCTGCAGCAATGAGAGGGAGCCGCGCTGAACAGTCGGGTCAGGCACGCCGCGCGGTAGTTACAGGCTCCGCTACCCTGTCAGGCGAGGCACGACGCGCGGTAGATTAGCCCCCCCGCTGTGGGACGCGCGGTGTTGACCCATCCGCTACGGGTAGGCGCTACTTCTTGCGCTGCGCCTCGCGCTTCTTAGACAGAGCGATGGCAACCGCCTGCTTCTGCGGGCGCCCTGCCGATGTTCCGGTCTTGAGTGGCATGAATGCCTCAGCTAGTTCGCGGCGGACATGGTCGATCAGACAGGATCGTAAGTCGGCATCAAAGTCGAAGCGGAAAGGTGAGTCACGCATCAGCGCCTCACCCGCTTCTCCATGTCCTGGCGCATGTAGCGGTCTACCAACGTCTGCCCATCGGCGGTGTATTCGTTGAACACCGGCGCTGCGCGCCCGGTCACCGGCCGGATCGGCGCTGGCGCTCGGGTCACAGGCGCTGTGGCTGCCGCGCGCGGGGCCGGGGCGTCATCCAGCGTCGCGGCGTACTTGCCGAGCGCCACAGCCCGCGCCCGCTCGCTGCGCAGGTTCGCGATGTGCTCGACCTGATCCGGGTCGTTCGCCAGCGCCGCCGCCACCTTCACGCCGTCCGGCATCTCCACGAGGAGTTGCGCAAAACCGGCATCGGCGCCCATCTTGACCAAGTCGTCGCAGCGCTGCTTCCAGTCGCCGTAGGCCGCGCCGCCCTGCTCGTGGAACCGCTCAGTGCGGATCTGCGCCTCGACCTCGGTGCGGATCTGGGCGCGCTCGCGCTGATACCGCTGCTCTGGCGTTTCCTCGGCCTGTGGGCCTCGCTGGGCCTGTTCGCGGTAGAAGGCGAGCTCGGCTGCCTGGCGGGCCTGCTCGCGCTCAGCGGCGCCCAGGCGGGCGCGTAGCTGGGCGGTTCGCCGGTCTTCCCGCTCGCGCGCGGCCCGCTGCTCCTCCGGGGTCTGCTCCGGCGCATCACCCTCGGGCGCCGTGGACTCTGGTGCGGGGGCCGGTGTCGGCTCCGGGGCCGGCGTGCCTTCGGGGGCTTCGGTGGTCTCAGACATGGGCATTACTCGTCATGCGGTGGTGCGCTAGGCGGGACGTTGTGCGTGTAGCGCGCGGGTTCGTCGTCGGTGGGCGGTTCCAGGGTGCCGAGGGTGATGGCGCCGGCGGCCTCGAGTTCAGCGACGCGGGCGCGCAACTCGAGCACAAGCCCGCGGAGATAGCGGATTTCGTCCATCGCCGTGGCCAGATCGGGGAAGTCAACGTCTTCCATTGGTTCCGGCTCTTGCATGAGCTTCAACGCCTTGGCGGTCATCATGTTGATCAGAAGCAGCGGATGCATGCATCGCCTCGGCCAGGCTGGGGATGTCGTCGGTCATTGCATCGGCGGGGGCGTCTGCCCTGCCCCCATGCCGGGCGCCGGAGGCACCGCTGGCGCCATCTGAGGCGGCGCCGCTCCATTTCCACCGCCGTTGCCATTACCGCCGTCAGCGCCGTTTGTGGCACCATTTCCGGCACCATTCCCGGTACCATTTCCTGCGCCGTTTGTGGCCTGCGGTGGCGCCATCCGCTGCGTCAGTTGCCCCTGGATGTCGGCGTGGGCGTGCAGCATCGGCTCCAGCTTGGTCTGCCACATATCCTCGACCATCTGGCGCACGATGATCTGCAAGCTGTGCGGATCGATCTTGCCGACCGCAGATAGCCGCCGTGTTTCCGCATCGTAGTCGTCGATGACGTGGCTGACGCTCTTGTCCTTGAGCTGCAACTGCAGTTCCCGGTTCTCTTGCTTCAGCGCGATGATCTCCTGATCCGCTTTCGCCAGGAACGCCTGCGCCTGCTGGTGCATCTGCTGCGCCTGCTGGCTGATCTGCTGCACCTGCGGGTCGATGCCGGACTTGTATTGCGGCGGCAGCCCTCGCTTGAGCCGATCGGCGAGCTCGTCCGCCCCCGGAAAGTCCGAGTTCTGCGCCCAGAAATCGCCCACGACCTGAAACGCCTGTGGGTTCTGCTGCATTATCTGGCTGAACGCGTTAGCCGCCTCCTGGCGCTGCGTGCCATAGGCTGGACCCACATCCGCTTCAACATCGTACTCGCCAATTGTGGGATTGAAGATGATCTTGGGATCGGGCTGGTTCGGGTCTTCCTGCGCCTGCTTGGCCTGCTCCGGCGACAGCGGCACCGCGGCAACCGAGCCGTCCGGCTGCTGCTGTGGCTGCACATGCTGATGGGCGGCCTGCGCGTTCGGCACGACTGCCACGTCGCTGTCGCTGCCGTCTTCGGCCATGATCTTCACGATCCGCGCGGTGTCATACACCTTCGGGATCAGATCGATCAGGATGCGGCCAACCTGCCTGATAGCCTTCGCCTGGTTGTCGATGTAGTGATAGGTCGCCGTATCGCCCTGGCGCTGCCGCTGCTGAATGGCGATGCCTGACCGCTCGTTGCTCGGCATGCCGAGTTCGGCTTGATACTGGCCGGTGACGCTCATTAGATCCTGGCGGGCAATCGTCATGCCTTGGATGTACGCCTGCGCCATTTCCGGCGGGTGCTCGCGTGCCGGCGGCGGGATCGGGTTCCCGTGCTCGTCGACGCCATTGTAAACCAACACGCTCCAGTTCTTGAGGTTGGCGCTGGCCCACTGCTCCAGGCGTCCCTCGATCGCATCGGCACGCGCCACATACGGCGTCTTGGTCTGCAGCGCGACCTGCTCCACCGCAGCAGACGCCCAGTAGTTGTATATACGCTGCGCGTCGATCTGCGACCTGGTATGTCCCTTGCGGTCCATTTGCCCATCGATGACGGTCTCTTCGCCGATGAAAGGCACGATCGGGATGTACCGCCCCGGCCACTCCTCACGGTCGATCACCTTGTCTCCGGCCAGCTTGAACCACTCGATTTCGGGTTCCGCGACTTCTCTGCTCTTGGTGATCATGCCCTCGACCTGCTCGCGCAGATCGTCCGGGATCTCGTCGTCGCGCACCACGGTGCCGTCGCTGAGCCGGTGAATGGTGGCGTTGTTCACATTGCGCCGCCAATATTCGGCAACCCGCACGTGGTCCTTGTCATTCCAGCCGTCGCTGTGGTCGAGCGCGGTCGTGGGCGCCGGGTTATCCTCTTCGCCGAACTCCTCCTCGTATCTGTCCCTCGGAATATCCTCGAACACGAACGCAAAGTTCGCGTCCGATTTGTCGTACATCTTTGCGTCGGGGTCCATGTAGACCGTGCGCGGATCGGCAACGCGGCGGATGAACAGGTCGAGTTCGAACGACTTCTCATCCACATAGTCGGTCTCGACGCGCACATACCCGATCCCACTCTCCACCTGGTGATACGTGGCCGTGCTGTAGGCATCCACCGCTTTGCTGACATACTCGATGCGGCGGATGATGCCGGAGAACACCTGTGCGGCCTCGTAGCTGGCGCGACCGCCAGTCGGTGTGACCTTAATCTGTGCCTTGTTCTGCCGCGCGTCGTTGATGACCTGGAGGTTGTGTTGGCGCACCTGGTTGTAGCTGAGCGTCGGCCGGCTTCCGCGCTCGCTGCGGACGTTGGTGTCCCATTGCCACAAGTTTAGCGCATCACCGTTGGCGAACTTGGTATCGAACAGCGCGCGTTCACGCCAGTCCGTCTCCCACACCTTGCAGCGCTCGAAGCGTTCTTTGGCTTCGCGTAGGATCGCGGCATCACCAGCTTTAGGACGAGGCACTGGTTGCCTTCTCCATGAGGACACCTGATCTGATTGGCTCTAGTATCGCTCTGACCAGGCGCGCCTGGTCCTCCTTACGTAGTTGCCTGTAATCGTCCATCGTCACCGGGTGCAACTGCGTCCATGGAGCGGATGTTAGCGAACACTCTGCGATGACGGCGTCGCCGCAACCTTGGCAAATCATCGCAACGAAGCGTCGCCCCTCAATTTTGCCTCGATAGAGCTGCACAAGAGGGACAAGATCGGTCTTGCAGCAGTCAACCATCAGCTAGGCGATGGTAACCGCGTTGCTCATCGGCGCCACGGTCGAACCCACCGCGTTGGTTGCGGTGACCACGCACGCCAGATCGTGCCCGCTGTCGCCAGCCTGCACGCCGTAGGTCGCGCCGGTCGCTCCATTGGCAACACCGTCGCTGCACCAGGCGTAGGCGTAGCTGGTCGGCTCGCCCTGCCAGTTTCCCATCGTGCAGGAGAGCGTGCTGCCGGCCTGGGAGACGTATGGCACGTCGACGACGCTCGGTGGCGCCGACGCGGCGGTGAGCGCGGCAGTCAGTGCCGCGATCTCCTTGGAATGCGTGCGGTCGCCATTGAGCCAGTCGGCGGCCAGCAACAGGAGAAGTTGCTGCTGATCGGCGGCAGCATCCTTGGCTGTGGCTGCCTTGGTTGCGGCGGCTGTCGGCGCGGCGTTCTTCGTCGCCGGCGCGTGCTCTGTCGGATGGGCCGCTGCGGGATGTGTAGTGCTCATAACGTGCCTCCTTGGTTAACTCGCCCAGTCCATCGGCAGGGTTCCGGTGTCGCTCACTCAGCCGCGTCCGCGAACAGGTCCGCCATGCGCTCGTCTTCGGGGTCTTCAGCCGGCGCCCACGAGGTGAACAGCGGGCAGTCGGCGGCGCGCCCAATGGTGGCGTTTGGCCGACCGTTTGAGGTATAATCCCCAGCGAGACGCGGCGCCCCGGCAAGGGCGCCAGCGCCTCTGACCAACGAACCTATGTGAGAGGATCGCATGGCTGCCAAACCCCTACCCCCAGTCGAATATCTGCGCCAATGCTTCACCTATGACCCTACGACTGGCGTGTTGACGTGGAGCGCCGACCGGCCGCGTGAGCACTTTCGAACAGAAGCCAGATGGCGCGGTTGGATTAGCTGCTATGGTGGACGTGCCGCTGGTTACTTTGACTGGGCTGGCGCTGGCTACATTGGTTTGTGCGTCGGCGGTAAACGCTTCTGGTCCCATCGCGTTATTTGGAAGATGCAGACGGGCTGCGACCCGATTAGCGGAATTGACCATCGCAACGGGAACAAAACGGACAATCGATGGCGTAATCTTAGAGAAGCTACGCAACAGCAGAACTTGTGGAACCTGCCAACCAAAAGAGGCCGCCTGCCAACTGGTGTCTATGTTCGTCGTAGCGGGCACTATAGCGTCAAAGCCGGTAAAGTTTACCTTGGCACCTTCGATACCGCCAGAAAAGCCGGCGAGGCCTATCGTTCCTATGTAAAACGGACCCGCGGCGAGTTCGCCGCTACTCGGTGAAGTTTCTACCAGAACCTGCCGCCGCCAAACAGCAGCACCAGCACGATGATCAGCAGCACGAACCCAATGCCGATCCCGCCGTTCGGCCCGTAGTAGCCGCGTTGCATGCCGTAGTAGCCGCCGAAGCCACCAAACAGTACGATCACTATGATCAGGAGCAGCAGTAAGTTCACTTATCCCACCGTCGCATCGCATCCATGAACGTAAGCTCAGACACGATTTGGGCGCCGTATCGGCCTTGCGTTGCGTAGGCACCAACACGCATTGCACACCACATCACCAGTGTGCGCGGCAGGTGCCATGCGATCCACATCCACAGCTTCTCGTTCATCGAATGCCAGGCCCCTGGATCGCAAAGCCGAACACGGCCCAGCCGAGAAGGAACAGGAGCACGAACAGCCACACGCCGTTGAACCGCCCAAACGCCGGGTTGTTCGCGTACGGCCCCCAATAGCCGCCAATGTAGAACACGATGGCCAAAAGCATTATGAGCCAGAAAATGAAACCAATGCTCATGGCATGTCCTCTCACGGAGCGCTGCGACGCCGCCGTGCTAGCGTCAGCCCGAGCAGCCCAACCCCTAGCACCGCAAGCGGCATCGGCTCCGGCACCGCTGCGGCCGACAGATCGATCGTCAGGTTGCCCGTGCAGACGCCGCCAGCCTGCGTGCCGCAACCCAGCAACTCGATCTGATACAACTCGGTGAACGACGCGGACGCGGCTGGCGTGTCGATGACCGTGAATGGCCCCGCCGTCTGCAGCACCGCGTTGTTGAGCGTCGCACTCGCGAGCTGGGTGGTGGTGCCGAAGGCCGCGGTGTTGAGATACGTGCTCTCGATCACCGAGTGCGTGGTCGCGTTCTGCTGGTTCGATGTGAAGGTGGACGTGAACGCGAGCGGCTGCCCGAGCGTAGGCACTCCGGCGATGGTGAAGTAGACATCGAGCAGGCCGCCCGTGGTCGTGCTGACCTGGATGGTCTGGCTGTTGAAGCTGGCGCTATTGACCCCGATGCCGGATGTCGCCGAGCCGGACCACGTGAACGCGCCAGTCGTGGTCGACCCCACGTTGAACAGCGGCGTGGCGCCCGAGGTGATCTGTCCTGGTGCGCAGGCAACGGGCAGCGAGCCAGGCACGCACGCACCTGCCGAGATCGTGGCTGCCGAGGCTCCGTGAATGCCGGCGATGGCGCTGAACACCGTGCCGAGAACAAGTGCGAGTTTCATGGACTTCTCTCCGTTTGCAGCAGGCACTTGTCGATGATCTTGGTGAGCAGCGCGTTCCTGCTCTCGGTGTTGTGGCCGAACACCCACGTCGCCACGCCGAGGAACACGATGTTGAGCAGCACCAGCAGCAGGAAGGCCGGCGGCAGCGCCCTGATGAGCTTCTCGCTGACCGACGCCAGCAAGCCGCCGTTGCCACCGGCCGCTGCCATCAGCGGTGCGGATCAACGTGGGGCGGCAGCGGATAACCAACGCTCAGCGACGGATCTACCACTGTGTAGCCAATGACTTGCAAGCCGCCAGCCGCCGACGCAGCGACAATCGCCACCAGATACTTCTGCGACGGCAGATCGTGACCGGGCTGCACGGGCGCGCCTGGCAGACCATGATCGGGCTGCGGCGGTGCGCCGGGAAGCCCTTGGTCGGGATGTGGTGGCGCACCTGCAATCGGGTGCGATGGATGCACCGGCGGCCAAATCGAGCCAGGCGGCATCGGATAGTCGGGCGGCAATGGCGTCGGCGGCCAGATCGAGACTGGCGGCGGCCAGATGCCAGGTGGAGGCGGCAGCGTGTTGTCGATCACCGGCGGCGCTACGCCACCCCAATAGCCAGGTGGGACGCCAGGCAGTGAGTTGTCCGGGCCGCCTGGCACCAGAATGACGCTCCCGACAGGGACGGGGAATGATACGGCCATGGTGTGCATACTCCTGTTGTTACGTGATGGCGGCGAGCATCAGCACTGCCGCGACGGCGATGATAGCGATGAGAGTTGCGTGCTGAGGCATGAAGTTATGGCGTCACACGCTCATCCAGCTCTCGGCGTATTCGCTGGGCGACAAACGCGGCCACTGCGCTTTTGACTAACCTGCGCCGCTCGTTCCCTTGGTACCAGCCCACGGAACGAGGGGAATCGACGTATTTGTGGATAAAGTAACCGATGTGACTACAGATCTGGCTGCTGTTGGCATAGCCGAATATCTTCGCAATCTCTCGTTGGCTGATGCCGCTGCCCCACTGCGCCGCTGCGAACGCTACGTCCTCCTCTGTCATGCTGGTATGCGGCTTCTGTGTCACACGCTCATCCATCCGGTGTTTAGGCTGTGCTCCTCGAGCGTTCGGTGCGTCGGGAACTGGCGCTCGATGATGCTGTCGAGGCGGTCAGGCCGCTGCTCACGCAATCCCATCGCCAGCGTGCGAGCTGCATCGGCCGCGTGCGACGACCAGTCGTGTACCGGCGCTTCCTTGAAGACGCCCATACGGTCGTTGAAATCGCGATGATAGTGCGCCAGGCATTCGCGCAGCCGCTCCGTCCGCTTCGCATCGAACCAGCAGCGTGGGAGCAGCATCTTCACCGCGTTGATGCCGTCATCGATCTCCTGTCGCGGCAGCACACGTACCTTGCGTCCGTTGGCGCGTAGCAATTCCTCGCGGGTCTTGCCGGTTCCAAGCTCGCGGGCGCCTGCATCATGCGGGAGCAGGTCGGTGCTGTAGCGATAGGGCTTGCTGTCGAGCCATGCGACGTAATGCGTCAGCGGTTCGCCGGTCGCCTCGTAGTAGTCGATGACGTGGACTTCTTTGCCAACGAGCTGCGCACACACGATGGCTGTAGCGTCGCCTATACCTAGGTCCCAAGCAGTCCAGACTGGCACGGCTGGATCGTATGGCACGCTGCACAGTCGGCCATCGGCGTCGAGTTCAGCCAATTCGGTGCGATAAATCGCCCCACGAATTGCGGCATCAAATGAACATTGGAGTTCCTGATCATATTGGTCGGCGGTGAGTGTACGCCGCATGTCGTCGAGTTCATGCTGCGGCAGCAGGCCGCTGTCCGAAGCACGCAACACCAGGCTGAACCACTCATCCGACGACTGCGCTGTCTTGTGAATGGTCCAGAAATCGTTGCGGCCCTTCGGTGTGCCGATGAACACGGCCCAGCCATTGCGGTCAGCCAGCGACGGGCGAATAACCTCTGGCCACGCGCGCGGATCGATGTCGCCGTATTCATCGAGTACGACGCCATCGGCATATGTGCCACGCAGGCGATCGTAGTTCTCTGCACCGTATAGACGCACGCGAGCTCCGTTAGGAAACCGCACCATCAAGTCGCTTTCGCGCTGTTCCACACCAGGAATGTCGGCAGTAAAGCGCTTGAGATATTCCCAAGCGGTGTCTTTGGACTGTGCGTAGGTTGGAGCGAGATAAGCGAAGCGTCCGTTCTCGCGTTCGCAGCGCAGCGCGGCATCGATCAGGTCCATCACACAGGCGACGGTCTTGCCACCGCGACGATGCACGACAAGACAGGCCCAGCGTTGCTTACGCGCGTGGAACGCTCGGAATTGCGGGCGTGCGCGATAACCGACGCTAATCTTGGAAACCGTGCTTGGGAGTGGTGTCAGGTTCAACATAGTCGCGGTCGACGCCGGTGACGATCATGACGGGTCCGCCGTCTGGTCCGGTGTGCGAGGTGACGGCGAGGTCTGGGATGGTTTTCTTGAGCAGGCCGAGGGCGGCGCGGACCTGATCGGAAGTCATCCGGATGGATTCCGTGGTGTCCAAAGCGAATGAATTCAGCCGGTTAACCAACTGACTTGTTTGTATCTTATCCCTGGTGTGCTGGTCGTGCTTTGGGCTGAAGACGCGGGCGGCCATGGGTCACTTCACGGCTCGGAGGGGGCGGTGACGACTTGGCTTGCCGAACTCACCGGCTCCTTTGGCGGAGACGAAATCTGGCAGGCTGGCGAGATAGGTTTCGACTGTCGCGACAAGGATCAGGGTTATCTCGCTGTAGCTGCTGGTATCGTCACGGGTGATGTGGGCCTTCTTGCCGGAGAGTTGGCCGCTTTCGAGCAGGCGATAAATGGTGCTGCGGCTGACGCCAAGCATGGTGGCTGCGTCGGTGAGGGTGACGGCGAGCGGCTTAGGGCGTTGTTTCTTTGCCATGGGTCACTCA